AGATGCTTATGACTGGACAGCTCTGCGTACTACACTGACTGTAACCACAGACGATACAACCTTTAACTATGTGTTGACTGGTTCACAGAACAGGATGAAACTGTTGGACGTTATCAACGACACCTCAGACTTCTTCATGCAGTACCGCCCTTCTCGCTGGATGGACAACGCTTTCTTGATTGAGACACCTCCTCTGGGTTCTCCACAGTTCTACAGCTTCAACGGTGTTAACGCTGCTGGTGACAACGCTGTGGACATCTATCCCAAGCCTGACGGTGTGTATCAGCTACGCTTTAACGTGGTACTACGTACAGCAGACTTCACAGAAGATACAGAGACTCTGGCAGTGCCTTCATCACCTGTTGTGCAGATTGCTACAGCACTAGGTGCTAGAGAGCGTGGAGAGACTGGTGGTACAAGTGCAGCAGAGTTGTTTGGACTTGCTGACAGAACATTGTCTGACGCTATCGCTATTGATGCGTCACAACACCCTGAAGAAACTATCTGGTATTCTTAATGGCACAACAACTACAGAACATCACAGTAGCTGCTCCAGGCTTTGCTGGTCTTAATACACAGGACTCACCAATAGGTGTTGATCCCTCGTTTGCTGCTGTTGCAGACAACTGCGTTATTGACAAGCTAGGCCGTATTGGTGCGCGTAAGGGCTGGGTAGAAGTTTCTACTAATGGCTCTTCTGTACTAGGTACTAGTCGTGGTATAGAAACCATGTACGAGTTTATTGATAAATCTGGCGATAAGGTCATACTGTCAGCAGGTAACAATAAAGTATTCAAAGGTACTACAACCTTAACAGATATTACTCCTAGTAGCTATACTCCTTCAGCTAACAACTGGAAAACAGTAACACTGAACAACCATGTGTACATGTTCCAGAGAGGCAATGAGCCGCTGATAGGCACAGATGAGTCAGGTTCTTTTGTATTAGAAAAAATGTCAGCACATAGCCACAGCACAGGAACTGCACCACAGGGCAATGAAGTATTAGCAGCCTATGGTAAATTGTTTGTAGCTGACATTACAGGTGACAAGCACACGGTATACTGGTCTGACACACTTAACGGTCATGCTTGGACAGGAGGCACTTCAGGCTCGTTAGACGTTACATTAGTATGGCCTACAGGCTTTGACGAGATAACGGCTCTAGCGGCTCACAATGGCTTCCTAATCATCTTTGGCAAGAAGTCTATACTGGTGTACTCAGGAGCCTCCTCTCCCGCTAATATGACGCTTACAGACACCATAGAAGGCGTTGGTTGCATAGCTCGTGACTCAGTACAGCACACAGGCACTGACATCATCTTCTTGTCTGAGACAGGTGTACGTAGCTTTGGCAGGACTATACAAGAGAAGTCCATGCCTATGCGGGACATTAGCAAGAATGTACGCACTGATTTGGTGTCTTTGATTCCTTTACAGACTAATCCTATCAAGTCACTGTACAGCTCTGAAGAAGCCTTCTACCTGTTAACACTACCTGACAGCAACACTGTGTACTGCTTTGACATGCGTAGGTCTTTAGAGGATGGTTCACACAGAGCTACTACGTGGTCAGGTATGTATCCTCTGTCCTTTGCTGTACTAGAGGGTGGTACTATCTACATAGGCATTTCTTCAGGTATTGTTAAGTACACAGGCTACATGGACGGTGCTAACAAGTACGAGATGCGCTACTTCAGTAACCCTATGGACTTTGGTAACACGTCTAATCTAAAGTTCCTAAAGAAGTTTAACTTGACTATTATTGGTGGTCAGAACACGCCTACTACACTTAACTGGGGCTATGACTACACAGCTAACTACACTAAGCAAGCCTTTACATTCGGTGAGTCTAACATTGCTGAGTATGGTATAGCTGAGTATAACACCACAGGCGAGTACACCTCTTCTATTCTCATCAACACTCCAAAGGTTAACACCAGCGGCAGTGGTGAGGTAGTAACCATTGGCATAGAAGCAGAAGTCAACGGTGCTCCATTCTCAATTCAAAAAATCGACATACATGCTCTACTAGGGAGACTTATCTAAATGTCTAATTACACTAAGACAACTAACTTTGCTACAAAGGATTCTCTCCCTTCAGGCAATGCTGCGAAGATTGTGAGAGGAACAGAGATTGACACTGAGTTTAACAACATAGCGACAGCCAGTGCTACAAAGGCTGATTCAGCTAATGCTACGCTAACTGGAACAACTACCGCTGTAACCTTAGATGTATCAGGTACGTTAACGGCTGGTACAATTACTGGAGGTTCTTACTAATGAGTGACGTCTTAAGTTATACAGCAAACCCAGGAGCTGGTGATCCAGGAAGCCCTTCTTACACAGGCACAGGTGGCGCAGGAGCTGTGCAACCAGCAGGCTTTTTTGACGACATACTAGGTTTTCTAAATAACTCTACTGTTAACCAGGCACTACGCACAGGCGGTGAATATTTCTTAGGCAGAGAAGCCATAGGAGATGTACAAGCACTAGGTCGTGAAGCTCAACTAAGATCAACAGCTTTAGCAGAACAAGGCCGCGCAGGTACAGAGTTTAAACCTTACACCGTTACAAGCGGCTTGGCTAACGTAGCTACAGACCTAACTGGCGGGTTTGCTGTAAACCTATCACCAGAACAACAGGCTCTACAGGCGCAGCTACAGGGCCAAGCAGCGGGTTTATTTGGACAGGTAGGTCAAGACCCAGCAGCGCAGCAAGCGGCTATATTCGAGCAAATAAGAGCTACACAGCGTCCTGAAGAGGAGCGTCAGCGTCTAGCACTAGAAGAGCGTATGCTGTCACAGGGTCGTCTAGGCTTAGGCTCTGCGGCTTACGGTGGTTCTTCTCCTGAGCTACTGGCACAAGAGACTGCGCGTCAGGAAGCTATGGGACGAGCTAACTTAGGTGCTAGGACTCAGGCACTAGCAGAGCAGCAACAAGCTCTAGCAGGCGCTACAGGACTACTAAGTTCTGGTTATCAGCCACAGAGAGAAGCTCTTAATCTTCTACAAACCAGTCAAATACCTGCTGGCTTTGCTGACATTGGACGTAGAACTGGTGCTGAGCTACAGTCTCAGGTAGGTAGAGTTGGTTTAGAGACTGGCTTGAACTACGAGAACTTAGCTAATCAACTACGTCTTGCTCAACAGCAACAGCTACTTGGTGGTCTACTGGGTCAACAGCCTACATACGCTGAACAGCTACAGGCTGGTAAGTTACAAATTGATTTAGGCGAAGCAGCAGGATTGTTTAGTTCGCTGTTTAATTTTGGAGGTTAAGGAAATGGCTAGACAAGATATTGCAGGATTACTAACAGGCATTAGCAGCACACAGCAGCCTATACAGCAAGCTGTGCCTGGTTCTCCTAACTTCTATGGCGAGTTTATGGCAGCTAGAGGCAGAGGTCTACAGCAAGGTCTAGGTGGACTGTTACGTGGTGGTGAGCCTTCTCCGCAGGAAAAGATACAGGGTGCTATGTTTGAGCTAAACAGCCCTACAGATAAAGAAGGAGTAGCTAAAACAACTCAGCAGCAGATACTTGATTTAACTAAACTGGCTCAAGTACAGCAGGTACAAGGCAACCCAGCAGCGGCAGCACAAACTGCGGCGAAAGTTCAGCAGTTACGAACAGCAGAGTCGTTAAAAGCTGAAAGAAGTTCTTTAGCAGATTTTTTAGAGCTAGAGTATAGTGATAAAGGAGGCAAACTACGTGCAGCAGTAATGTCTGGCGCTATAAACGCAGGGAACATAGATAAGTTTATAAAAGAAGAAGAAAAAGACAAGATAACCTATAAAAATATAACCTACACAGATGACAAAGGTAACACACAGACTCAAATGGTTGGGTTTAACGAACAAGGCAAATCTTTCAGTGAAACAGGACAGCCTATTATACTTCCTGATGACGCTCAAATTACAATCACAGGACGCACAGAACAAGACGTAAGTTCTGGTATTTCTGAATTTACTCCTAAAGAATTTAGAGCTGTTCGTGATGATATTATAAGCTCTAGGAGTAAGCTAAAAGTTTTAGAAGGAATCACTGATGAAAGCATAGACACCTATCTTAGTTTCTTGGGTAAAGGGCTTGCTGGAACAGGGAAAACATTAAGTAGTTTTTCAGGGCTAGGAGGAGACTTTTTAAACGATTTTATTAAAGAAAGGACTGGTTTAAATTTACAAGAATTTGCTGGAGAACAAGGTCTTTTGTTTGGTGATTTAGAAAACTACTTCAATCAAAAACGTCACGATATTACAGGCGCTGCTGCTGCTATTTCAGAACTTAAAGAACTCCGTAAAGGAATACTTAGTGGAGAAACGTCACCTGCTGTTGCTAAAGCAAAAATCGCACAGATTATTCAAAGAGAGCGTGACAGCCAAGAAATGAATTTTACGCTATTAAAGCAAAACGGTTTAGATATTAAATCTTATTTTGATGAAAACGCTACCGCAACCCCTACGTATAAAGAAGATGTTTCAAATTTAACTGTTTCACAACAAGAAAACAAAGCAGTAGTTGATCGTATACTTGAAGCAATAAAGTCAGAAAGGAGAGACTAAATGTCACAAGAATTAAAAAAGGCGTTAGCTGACTTTGATGCGGAAACTTTACAGTCTATGTACAGCCAAGAAGATTTGGCTTTAATAGAGAATTTACTAGCACAACCTGATGCTCTAGCTCAATCAGAGGCTGTAGATAAAGCATTAGGAAGAACGTCCCCTAAAGCACTTCCAGTATCTGAAGAAATGTCAAAGATAGGTCAAGGAGTGGCAGGAGCTATTGCGCCTCTCCTAGGAGGAACTCAGACAGGCGTTAAAATAGGACAGACAGGCGGTGCTATAGCAGGAGGTCTTCTTACTAGAACTCCAGCAGGAATAGAGGCGTTTAGAAAGACGGGAGGCGCTCTTGGCGGTCTTACTCAATCTGCTTTAAAAGCCGCAGCAGGCGGTGTCGTTGGTTATGAGGGAGAGAGGCGGGTAAGAAACGCAGCCAATGACGCAGAGCTTAACGCTTCTTTAACAGATGCTTTACGGGCAGGCGGTGAAGAGGCTATGTGGGACGTAGCTGGTAACAGTCTAGTAAAAGGAGGCTCTAAACTTTTCAGTCTTATAAAGTTCAAACCAAAAGAAGGTTCTGAGGAGCTACAGAAAATACTAGAGAAAGAAGGCTCTACTCTTGCTTTAGACCAGATGGTAGACAATGGAGTAGTTTCTTTTCTAGGTGAGCTTTTACGAGGATCGAGATTATCCGCAGGGCCGTTTGATAGACTTGCCTCAGATCAGGCAGACATCGTTGTTAAATACTATGACGATATTATTGCTGACATGGCAGGAGCCTCCAGAGCATCTTTAGAAAACGCAGGGATGGCTAGGTTAATTAGACACGCTCTTAAAGACGGTAAAAAACTGCATGGAGAAGCGGCAGGGGTAATGTTTGACGAGCTTGATAAAGCAGTGCAGTTTGTCGCTAAAGAGAGATCAGCTAAAGCAGTCCCAACAGACAAGATTCCTGAAGGTTTTGAGGATGTTTTAACTGGTGCAGATTTAATTGCTATGCGGGCTGGACAGCCAGTAGAAAAGGTAGCTAAGTTTAAGCGTCCTGTTTCTTTAGGCGGTGTAAGAGAAGACATGCAGACACTTGTCAAAGAAATGAAAACTAGAGGTACTGTAGACCCTACAGGACAGGGAGTTAAGCTACTCAGTGATGTAGGAGCAGGAGCAAAAGAACTGTCTTTTAGGGACACTCACGAGCTGTTATCAGAACTTAAAAGACTACAGAGAGATAAGACATTCTCTGGCCCTATTAAAGTAAGGCTGCCTGAGATAATAGGACAAGTTCAGAAATCTTTTGATGACGCTGCTGCTAAATATCCTGGAAATATAGAGAAAGCCTATAAGAGAGCCAGAACGTTTAGTAAGATGGGAGCAAACAGGTTTAATAACAAGTTTGTACAGTCTGTTGTAGAAGCGGAGAATCCTTCTGAAGTTGGTAGAATGGTTGCTCAAGCAGCTCCAGAAGAAATAATACGGATGAAAAAAGCACTAAGTCTGTCTAAAACAAGACAAGGAGAAGGGGCGGTAGAGTTGTGGCCTAAAGTTCAAGGCGGTGTTTTAGAGGTATTGCTTCCTCAGAACATACAGCAATTAAATAAATCCGCTATAAGCCGAAGAAATGTAGATAGAGAGCTTAAATCAAGACTTGTAGCTACTCTTGGAAATGAAGGTTACAAAAGACTAGATAAAGGTCTTAACCTAGTTGAAGAGATTTTAGAGAAGCAAGCTACGAGAGGAAACTTTAATAACAGACTAGCTGGGGTCTTGTTAGCAGGCGGTGCAGGAAGCGCAGCTTATTCTACTACAGATTCTCTGCCAGGAGCTGTTACGTCTTTTATCTTAGCTCCTAAATTATTAGCAAGAGCCATGACCCACCCTAAATATATAACAGCTTTGACAAACGTGAATAAAACTTCGCAATCAAAGAAAGGAGCTTACGGTGTTGCTTTAGCTAAGTTAATAGCTATCCAAGACGATATATCAAGAGAAGTGGAAAGACAAGAAGAAGAGTAAACAAAAAGCCCTGTGCAGTCATCTACACAGGGCTTTTTAGTACCTACAGAGTTTACACTATCTCACATGCCCCACCTACACATGCTAACTCCTGACTTCCTGTCGTGTTATCTTCTTCCTCGTACTTCTCTAGGTCATTCCAATCCACACCCACTGGCATTGCTGCTACTAACTCATCATACTTCTCAGCGTCGATGTCCTCATAAGGAGCTTGTTGATATACATGGTCACTATATGGC